TTACTCATACAATAAGAACATTCGGAATCATATTCCAAGTCACCTAATTTTTCCAATTTATCAAGTTTATTTCTAACTTCAATTTTTAGTTTGTCAATTTCTACTTTTAGACCTGACTTATCTTCCTCAAGTTTTATTAGTTTTGCATAATTCTCATTAGTCTTTTCTTTATTGTATATGAGAATTTGAGTTTGTAATTGTTTTTCTGTTGATGAAAGTAATGATAATGAACCTTGAAATTCAGTAACAGTATCGATTGATGTATCTACATACTCAACTAACTTCTGTTTTTCGTCTTTCAATGAATCTATATCTACAGCATTAGTATCTACTTTCTGTATATCTTTCATCAATGTTTTTATCTTAGTATCTATTTTATCTTTAGATACTTTTAGTTCTCCTCTCTCAGATTTTAACTCTTTCAAAGTTTTGTTGAATATTTTATAATCGTCTTTTATTCTATTTAGTTCTATTTCATAATCTGTCTGTTTAAAGTTTTTCAACAATACTCTTACATCTTGAGATTCCTCAGAAGCCTTGACATACAATTTATCAAAAATACTAATACCCATAAATTGTGCCAATAAGTCTTTTCTTTCTTTTTGAGTCTTATCAATAAAAACAGTAAAGTTATTTTGTAATGACATTGCAGTCAATACAAAGTCTTCATATGTACCAATAACTTTTCTAATATTTACATTTGTTGTTCTTCTTTGGTCTCCATTCAAACTAACTACTTCATCTGAATCATCGATAGTCCAAAAGTTTACATCCACTTTGACATGCCCTTTGTATCCAGTTTTAGCCGTTCTCTCAATAAAATAATCTTGACCATCAATCTCAAAATTTACCTTACAATGAAATGTATCTTTTCGTGTATTCAATACCGAATCCGCTTTGAATGCCTTTGATGATGTGTCAAATAAACAGAAAGATAAAGCATCTAATAATGAAGACTTACCACTTGCATTACTTGCAAACAATCCCACAATACCATTTAGTTTTGTAAAATCAACTTTGTTACCTTCTCCATAACTAAACATATTATCAAATTCAAATGTCTTCAATTTATAATTTACATTTCTTTGATATTGTTCTTCTGGTACTTGTGAGTTTATTTCCTCATTTATCTTCTTTACTCTCAACAAGGTTTCTTCGTCCATAGCATAGTTCTGTTCAAGATACTCTGAAATCAATGAGAACTGATAATCAGTATCACCAATATCACCAACCTCAATAGTTTGACCCCTTACCTTTTCAGTAGTTATACCACCAACTTTATTTATCGTGATTTCGTGTACACCATATTCGGAATGTATGTATGTGAGTGCCTTTTTCAAATCAGATGGAGTGGTATCAGACACTCTCAATCTCAATCTTGCTTTCTTTGGCATATCATCTACTTTTGGAACATTACCATTCTCAATATCCAATGTATAATAACCATAGTCATTTGGTATTTCTATGTATTTGGATTTTCTCTTTGGTACATCCCATAGTAAATATCCGTGACTCAATCCCTCTCCGTGATTCTGTTGTACCAATGAACCACAATAACCAATTGTTTTCTTTCGATTTAGAAATTGTCGTTTATGTATATCACCAAGTAATCCTAAATCATATCCTTTGAATTTAGATATTTTCACATCGGATGGTAAGTGATAACCCAAATCAGTTTTTGAACTATCTACAGTTCCGTGAAATAGTACTACTTTAGTATCACCCTCTACATCTTTAGCGAGTATAAAGTCTTTTTCATCATCCCAACAATCCCATACCACAAAAGATACATCAGCAACTTTATACACACCAGTATTTTTGAAATAATGTAAATTAGGATGTTGTAGATTATTTACTATTGGGGAAAGTACATCTAATCGAGAACGATTATTTAGATTACAATCGTGATTACCTGCAATCAAAATTGTAGGACATATGTCTGCCAGATTTACAAATAAGTCCGATAACATTTGTATCAACTCAGGACTCATATCGGTTTTTGAGTGAGCTATATCACCACCAATATAAACAACTGAATTGTCTTTATTTTTTCTTATTTCTTCATATGTCCTTTCAAATACTTCATTATACTCTTTATGTCTTTTCAGATTTCTAATTTGTATATCTGAAATATGATGTATATGTTTTAGTTTACGAAAAGGTACTTTTACTTTTTTATTTATCATATTGAATCCATTTTGAATTTTACTTCGTCTATAAACTTTAGAGAAGATGAGTTCATTATTTTCCTTGTAATTTTTTCAAATCCAATTTCACTTGGGTCACCATTTTTCAATGGTACTATATTACATTCCACTCCATAGGATTTTAGTTTCTGTGTTAGTTTTACCAAATCTATAGTTGCATCACTATCTAATACTATTGTTATTTTACTAACACCATTTTCTATTATTTTCTTTAGTAATTTTCTTGGTATAGTTTTACCAAATAAAGGTATTGCATTTCTCTTGATTGCAATTGCATCAAATACACCCTCACATAATACAATTGGTAAATCCCAATTTATAAATAATTCAAATCCAATCACATCTTTGGATACAGGTGGATTTTTATATTTTAGTTTAGAATTATCAATGTCTCTACCTACAAAATAATTTAGTTTACCATCCGAATCATAACTTGGAATTATTATACGATTATCATACAACCCACCTTGACAAAATCCAATTCTATATCTCAGTACTTCTTCAGCCTCAACTCCCCTACTTTGTAGATATCGGTAAATCTTATTACCTAAAATGTTATCAATAAAGTTAGGCCAAATGGTTTTATATTCTTTTGGTAAAGTTAGTACTTCTTCGGTTTGTGGTTTTTCTTCTGAATAGGTATAAAAATCATCATCAAGTATTTCGGATAACTCTTTATAATAACCTCTTGGTGAATTTAACTTTTTTAGTAATTGATAAAAGTTACGACCACCCTCATTACTAACCCAACAATGCCACTTCTGAGTAACTATGTTTATTTGTAATTTAGGTTTATGATGTGATACAAATGGTGACCAAAACATATATTCATTTTGTTTCTTTAGTGGTCTACCATTATTACCAATTACTTTATTTAGGAACGATAATAATAACTGATTCATTTATTTTTTTATAAGATTTACAAAATCCTCTAATTCTAAAACTGCGTATATTTTACTTCTATTTCTTTTAAATATCAAGCAAGGAGTGTAACCATTAGAATTTTCTTTAGCCTGTTCTAATGATTTCCATATATTTATAGATTCTTGATTTTTACATTCAAAGGAATAAGGGATTTCTTTACGAGCTGCAGGTGATAATTTTATATCTTCACCCGATTCACCCATTATTGCAGAACGGATGTCATCTTGTTCTAAACCTCTACTCTTGAAATTTTCATACAGAGTATCTCTTACTTTGTTTTGTAATCTTCGTCCTTTAGATTTTCGACTTCTTGGTGTACTCATTTATCCTCGATATTGATTTGTTACTTTGATTTAAGATCTTAAGTTGCTAAGTGCTAAACTGCTAAGTTGCTAAATGCATTAAGCTTAAACAGTTAATTGGCAATTTTCAATCAGAGCGTAGTTATATTGTTCAGAACATAACCATTTCTTTCAAAGTAACAAATATTTGTATATATATAAGTAGTCTACTTTTTTAGAAAAGACTGATATTTCTTTAACTCATTTCGTGCAAATGATTCAGCCTTCTCTTCCCACTTGTTATCATCGTGTGGGTTCAATCCTCTATAAGCTGCCATAGTACCAGCTTGGTTGTACATTTTTAAAAACTTTCTTTTTCCGTGTCTTTGTGCCATTAGTGCGTGATGTATTTCGTGTAATACGGTCATCAAAAATTCCTTGACACTTGGATAACTTTTTCGTAATTGTATTTCGTCTGTCTCTACAACATAATCACCATAGTCTTTTGTGTTTACAAATACTACTTTAGATTTTAGTTTATATTTTTTTACGAATTGTTGGGCCACATCAAGGTAGTCAATTCTTTCCATTATTCTTTTAGTCATCTTTTAGTGTCTCACTTGCATATGTGGTAAGTACATCAGGTAACCAAGCGTGTACAAATAATGCCCCACTTAGTTTTATTGCACGATACCAATGTTCCCAATATCCCATTTTAGATTCTTTTAGATGTTTAGTCATCTGCGTGTTCTAATAACTTGTTATCATTCTCTTGGTTGTTGAACCAAAAGTCAATGACTTTAGCAAACGAACCTACAAATCCACCTAACATCAATAATAAAATTTCTTTCCAACCCTCAGTAACATCTTTACCTTGAGCCATAAAAAATATCATAAGTGCTAATATAAAGGAAAACAATCCCACAACAGCAATACTCACATACCACTTCCGTGATTGTCTGTATTCCATTATCTCTACTAATTTAGTATTGATAAAATGTTTTTGATTTAGACGAGGGTCTTTGGTCATCATATTTTTAACTTCCATCGTACTCCTTTATATGTAATATAAGTCTATCTTTACCTTGATGTAATCTATGAAATACATTTTTCTTTATTTCAAATACATCTCCGATTTTCAAATCTATTGGTAGTTCATTATCCATTTGGAATTTCCAACCTTTACCTTTTACTACCGAAACTTTTCTATCTTTTTTGTCTCTATGCCAAACCAATTCTGATTCATTTACATTTGGTTCAAACATTCGTATAAATCCATTTGATGTTGGATATTCTTTATACGGACTTACCACCATTGCCCCCCACCACTCAATCCAAGTGATTTTGCATATCGTGGTAACCTACAGGCCCAATATCCAGCTTTTGTTTTGTCCTTTTTTTGTTCACAATTATGTCTGTCTTTGAATGCCTTTTTAGCTTTTGGGTCTTTGAGTTTTACTGATAAAGAACCACCACCTCCAGATGCACCAAAACTTACTTTTCTAACATTACCACTCTTTGGGTCTTTTACATAAACTTTGAATTTTTTACCACTTGATTGTCTCATTGGTTTTGAGAGTTTTACTTTACGACCTTGATATTCAGCTTCTTTCATAGGAATATCTAATGGTACTCTTTTACCCTCGTAGATACCAACCTTACCTAAATCAGTTTTTAGTAACTCTTCATCAAACCAATGTAGATTTTCTAACTTACCTTTTTTATAAATTTTTCTTGACTCGTTGAAAAATCTGAAGTAATTTTCACTATACATTCTGTATATATTATCGTGGAATGGAATTTTATTTTCTAAATGATATTTTATTCCTTCATTTACAGATTCAAATTGTTTCATAAGTTTCTTAACTTTTTTATTACCTTGTAAATCTCTCCATATATCTGGTTTATATTTTCTCATATAAACTAAGTAATCGTATTGTTGTTTATCGGTCATCTTTTGTTCACTTACCGATTTTGACATAGTTTTCTCACCTCGTTGTCTTGCTTTTCTACCATCACAATGTGCCTTCTGACTAAATCCTTTTGGATTGGAACAACTAATTTTCTTTTTATATTTTTTACTCCATTGATTTTCATCAACTCTTTCATAGACACTAACATACATACAATCACATCCAGTTTTCTCTACGACTATATGTTCATACTTACTAGCCTTTACAGCCTTTTCTTGGTTTCTTGCAGACTTTTTGGTATCGTGTGTACCTAATCTTTTCCCACCTTTCTTTGGGTAGAGTACATATTTGTTACCAACTTTTTTTATTACTTCATACATTACTTTTTGGCCTTTGTTTTTACCATTATTGGTTTCTTACCTTGACCTCTTGATTGAGAACCACCTCTACCAGCTTTATTTTGTGCCGCTCTCTTCCGTCTTGTTGCACTTGCCTTCTGTTTTTTCGACATACTTGCAGCTTTTTTAGCAGGTACACATTTTGCATATCCTCGTTTCTTACCACTTGTTCCACAAGGTGGGTGTTTACCACTCTTATCTTTCTTACCAATGTTTACCCATTTGTCTTTGAACCATTTTCTCAAATCTTCATTTGTTAGTTCACCACAATGAATACATATATTATCTTTTATTATTTCGAGAGCTAATTTAGTTTTTTTATTCATTAGAATACATCCTCTGCTAATACATCATCAATGGCACCTTTTATATCTTTATTGTCAATATCCAACTCACCATCCATATCAGCCTTCCAAGTCTCTTTCTTAGAACCATCGTAGAATAGAGCTAATGATGGAAAGTTTCTGAACCGAAGTTTCTTGACAACCTTTGGTGCATCCTCACTTTTTACAGTAACTATTTCACAATCTTGATATCCCTTGACACCTTTTAGGATGTCCTTATCAAAGTCTTGTTCTTGCCATTCCGCTGTCACTACCACTACGACCATTCCACCATTTATTGTTTCTTTGAAATTCTTATCATTTACTTGACCTAAAGTAACAGAAAGAAGTAGTAACAATCCTAATAAGTATCTCATAAATAACTCCTATTTATCTTTCTTTTTAGCAACTTCAACTCTAAGGTTGGATACTAACTTTTCTAAATCTTCTATTTTTTCTTCAAACTCCTCAATGTATTCATATACTTCGTCCATATCTTTTTGAAGACCACCGACCTGTGTTTTATATTGTTCGTATGAACGAGGCCAGTTATGACCATCTGGTTTGGATGGATACTCATCACCAAATATGGATTCGATGGATGGTGGTTCAGGTAAGTTCTTTGCTTCTTCAATCTCTTGTAGTAACATATAGTAACCACCGACACCTGCCGCTATTACACTAACGAGTGCTATCAATGTTTGTATAGACATTGTAAATTTTGTACCCATAACTTTATCTTCAGAAAGTTCTATTGGTTCTTCTTCCTTTGGTTCTTCTCTTACAGGTTCAGGTTTATTTGGTGGAAGTCCTGTAACCATTTCAGGTTGAATTGGTTCTTTATGAATCTCCTCGTGTTTGTCTTCGTGTTGTTTAGTATCTGTTGGAGAGTTCATCAAGGCATCTGTAATGTCATCAAACGAGCAAAATCCCATCTCAACAAGAATCTCACCAATCGTTCCTTTACGACCTTTGACTTGTTCTTGTAAGGCTTTACTCAATTGTCTCTTTGTGATGATATCAGCATCACATAACAATTGTCCTAATTTGACACCATCACTCACTAATAAACTCCTTGATAAAAAGTAGCCTCAGGATCTGTACCTACTTCTAAGTTCTCGAAAATAATTATACCGTGTTGCATTTCATTTCTGTAAGGATTGAAGAAGTAACCATCTACCATACCATCAACAAGTCCATCCTCATACTTAGTGATTGCACCTTGACCAAATTCTGTAAAATCAGATAGACCAACAATCTCTAATGTTACCCTACCACTTGTACTTTCAAGTAAATCAGGTCTAAGTGAATCAACCGCTGTTCCACCTATGTACAATTTTTCATCTATCAGTTGTCCATTATCTGCACCATCATTATCATACATAATCAAAGCGTAATGTTCTTTCTCAGGTGTAACTCTACCATCTTCCCTTTGGAAGTGTAATACAAATACTTTTTTTATAGAACCATCTTCTTGTACTGAGGATGCTCCATATGAGGTTATACTCTCGTAATATTCACGAGCTACAATCTCTGCACCATTTACCCACATCTCAATACTTTCGACTAATGGTTCTTCTACTTTGTCGTCCTCACAACTTGACATCAAAAACATTGTTGATAACAATATTGAGCCACAAATCGTTCTTACTACATTATATACTTCTTCGTGATTCATTTTTATCTCCTAACACTTACAACATTTGCAATTCATACATCCACCATTGCAAATACAGTCTTTACATCCACATTCGGACATCAGATTCTCCTATTTACCAACCTACAAACTGATAGTTTATACCAAACTTCACATCATATGCTGGTCGTTCCCAATAATATAAATATCTACCCTCAGTAAATACTCCTAAGTTGTCTTTTAGTTTTACACCAAATATAGCACCAACATCATAATCATTCCAATCATGCCACATTGGCTCCATATACATAAATTTATGAGCAGGTCTACCTTCTTCTAAGTGAGTTTGGTAATGAGCTGCATTATGGTATGCGTGTTTTGAATGACCATAATGAACAGGCATCCAATTACCCCAAGTATGTATCCACCAATTCTCACCATAATGATAAAAATCAATACCTAATACTAAAGATGTCTCACTCTGATAACCCAAGTCTTTCTTTACACCATCTACATATTCCTCTAACATACCAGGAAAATGATATAAGAAATATTCTCTATCGGTATATGCAAATATTCTACCATTCTCATCTCTCCACAACCAATCGTGTCCCCAATATTGTCCACCTTCATTCCAAAAAGGCCCATCACCTTCTATGAGTCTAAGTTCACCTGTTACAGGATCTACTTCATATAAATCTTGATGAATCCAATTTCCGTCTTCATCTTGCATTGTTGGGTCATACCACATATTATCATCGATACCAAAAGCATCTTCCGCAAAATTCCACCATTGTCCTTTATACCAAGTTGTATCCAATACCATAGCATCGAATCCATATACAGGATGTTGTCTGTGTTTAGCACCAATAGAAAAATGTAGTTTGTTTCCTAATACCTCAGGTGTTAGATGTAATCTAATATCACCTTGACCATAACTAATATCTTCAAGACCTAAATCTGTCCAACCAATTTTAGCCATTAGATATTGACCAATATATCTTACCCAAAACTCTTGGTTTTTATAATCATTACCCCATTGTCTACCCTCAGAAAATTTGATGAGATACTCCCATCCCTTTACAGGTCCGAATGTAGCACTTTCATTTGCATTTTGTTCTGAACCATCATACCAAGTTCCACCTTTACCAGCAGACTTTACACCTCTCTTTGGTTCGTATTGGAATCTACCAATCTTACGAAGACCGAATGATGTTTGAAAATCTGGTTTTAGTTCTCTTTCAGTTCTTTTTACCTCAAGTGCTCCTGTAGATAATCCACCTGTTATTGCAAATCTATCGTCTTGATATCGTGGTGCATTTAAACTGAAACTACCATACGCAGTAGAGTATTTAAAAAACTTCCAAATTTCGTTTTCACCAAACAACAAGGAAGAAGTCAATAGTGTAATTAATAAACCGTATTTCATATTTTTTCTCCATATAAAATGGGATTTCCCATTCTAATATAAATATTATGTAATTTTATTATGTGTCGAATCTAAGGATAAATGATAGGGATAGGTCTTCAAAATTCTTTATTGGTTTCGATGTCTTACCAATTACTAATAAATTACCCTCATCGTCATATAACCCAACCGTAGTAATGTAGGGTTGCCATTCAGATGAGGTCAATTCTGACCTAAGAGATGCTTTTGCAACATTATCAACACTATATTTGGTATGGTCAAAGGTTTGTCCATCATCAGTTAGATACCAAGATTGTGAGTCATATCCCCAAAAATTTGGAACTCTACCATCTAATATCCACTTACCTGTAAGTTCATCTACTTCATCTAATAAGGATGAACTAACTCCAGAAGACATTACAATGGATGATGTGGGATTATTTGTGTTGTTTGTCCACGCACTTGGATTGTTTGTGGAATTGAATTGACCTTGTTTTGCAGTAACTAAGTATTCGTATTCAAATATTTTCTGAGTACCCTCAAAATCTATTTCAAATCCATCTGTTCCATCACCCAATCCAATATTTCTATATCTTGAACCAGTATGAGTAAAACATAATAACCCAGCATCATAAAATACATTACCGACTACAGAACCCGAACCATTTGCTATCTCACCAGCTGCAAAACTTGCAGAAAAATCGTTATCATATAGGTTACCAAATCCATCATCTTTTATGGTAACTGTCGAATCTCCAGAATTATCTGTTAGTTTTATCGATTTAGGTTTTATATTTTCACCAAAATGAGATTGAGGTAATGTGATTACATTGATGTGGTCGTGTATTGGTTTGATATTTCGTAACGAGCCAGATGGTCTATTATAAGGATAGAACATATTTGGTGGATTGAATACAAATGGTGCATATCTATTGGATATACTTTGTCTGTTCGGTAATTGGTCATATTCATAAAACATATGTTTTACCGTATAGTATGTTGGTATATCATAGAATGTAGCCAACTCTGTACTACCACTAAAAAAACTCTGACTTGCCGCAGATTCTGAAACGAATAAATGAGTAGATCCAGTTATCCCTCGTAGTCCAAATACTCCACTACCACTATCTTTTTGTGTTAGAGAAAAATCCTTATGGGCTGTGTACTCTCGTAGATTTATGTCTTCAGGATCAACGGTTCTAAATACTCCCATTTCAATCCTCTATTATGTTTAGAAATCTAATCGTACCTTTATTACTGCTTCTCTCGCACTTGATTTCAATATCGGCTGACTCAACTTAGCCACGGCTAATAAGTCATTACTCTCATTGTAAAGACCGACAGTAGTTATGTATGCCTTTGGGTCTTGTTTGAAAGATGGTACTACAAAATCACCACTACCAGTTTGATAAGTTGGATTAGAACTATAATTGAACTCATCGTGATTCACCCTACAGAAATAATGTGTAGATTTTACAGACTCTTCTCTTCTTGCCACAAAGTATTGTGATGCAGAAACTTGACTAAATAATTTGAATGCATTATTGTCATTTGCATTTGAAGAAGAAGCTGCAAAATTGATTGGATTTATTTCAGATACATCGTATCTACCACCTAACTCATCTTGAGATAGAACAATAATTCCGTGATTTGGAAAAAATAAACCAAGTGGATTGGTATCACTATCAAATACAGAATCACCACTTGCAATAGAACCACTAACAACATTGAATACCGTTTGTGTTCTTGCGACACTTGGGTCTGTTGTAGCATTACTATCGTCAATTAGTTTTACGATACCATTATCTGCTGCAGTTGCTCCGAAACTACCAGAAAGACGAAGTTCCCAATTACCTGGATCCATCTTTTCTCTCATACGAGACCTATTCAGTACTATAGCATATAGACCATCAAAGTCTGTTACAGTTCCACCTTTGGTGATTTTGAATCTACGATTCCCACCAGGAGATAATAAGACATTTGACAATTGTCTGTAAATTGCCTTACTTGGATTATTACCATCTACTGTGTTGAATGAACCACTACCTTGAAAATGTCCATAAGTAATCCCAAACTGAGCGGTTGCGGTGGTATCAGTTGCTGGGTTATCCTTATAAACATCGTAGTAGTAATTACCACTCGATCCAGATTGTGTTGTGTTTATGAAAAATGTAGTAAGTGTACCTGTTCCACCACTCCATATACCCGCGGAAACTGTACTTCTTTGACTTGGTACTACACTTTCTATTGTTTTGAATGTTGCCATTTTAATTACTCCTACGAATAAATATTAGTTAATTTTAAATTTGTTTCTACTTTTCCATATTGAGGATACCATCATCAACACCATCATCTTTTGTTCCACCAAATTCTGGTGGTACTGAAGTCTTATCAATTCCTTGTTCCTTCATTGTCTCAAGTTGTTGTATCAATTGGTCAGCCTCTGCCTGTTTTTGTTGTAAAACTTGTTTTTCTTGTTTGACTTGTTCGTCATTACTCAACATACTAAAATCTTTTGATTTATCTTCCAAAGTACCTGTATCAGGTTTTGGTGTACTGATAAATGGTGTTGTTCCTTTGAAATCAAAATCTTGTATAGGTTTCACATTTTTCTTGTCACCTTTTTTTATAGTAACGACTATTCTTTTAGTTGCTCCACTTTTTCTACCCTTCAAAACCACTACCACTTCTCTATCTTGTGATACGGGTTTTGCAATCAATCTTACAGATTTACCAGTAACAACCAATGGGTCTGTTGTAGCAAACTCTGTATTTTTTGCCTTTTTGGTTTGTTCCTTACCTTTTTTTATCAAAGGTTTTGTTTTGGTTACTTTATCACCAAATGCTGGAGAACCATCTATTGCAGCTTGTACAAGTTTATCAACATCACCTTTTGTTATATTACTTGCACTAAAAGTTTTTGCCATTATTTTCCTCCTCCTGTTTCCTTACCATCAAATCCTGGAGGTGTAAGGTTATCAGACTTAGTATCAGCCTCTCCCTTTTCGGTACTTATCAATCCACTTTGAAATTGAGGAATATCTTTTGGTGTAGGTGGTTTGACACCTGGTTTCATTCCCTTAGTTGGGTTTGGTGGGTCATTCTTATATCCAGAATTTACCCACTCTTTGAAGTTCTCAACTTCTTCAGGTGATGCTAATTGTGATATTTGTGAAATACCTGTAATACCACCAGGTAAACCTAATGCTGTCAATAGAGAATCTGTCAAGTCTACAGAACCAAGTAATTGTGCTGATGTGACTTCCGTACCATTGTTGAATACAAAAATACTTTCAAAGTCTGAAGATAATCCATCATCCTCTGTTATTACTTCTAAGTATGCATAATTTGTATTTTCCAATATGAAATCAACTGCCTCATCACTACCACCTATAAATGGAGTAAGGTCTAAGAAATCATCTTCACCAGTTAGTGTTACTGTTTCACTTACACCTTCTATTTGTGGTGCTTGTTCTATTTGTTCAACTTGACCAGTTTCCTCGTCAATTGGAGTATATAATTTATATTGCATTTCAATAGGTTCACCATTTGGGTTTGCCTCTAAAATTCTCATATTATCAATTATTGCTCCGTAAAAATCAGGACCTTGTGGATGAGTTTCATCCCATAGATTATAGTCTACTTCGTCATCCGCTAATGCAAACTTTACTGGAAAGAAATTATTTTCAGCAAGCATTGTACGACCAACTTTGGTCACTACTGCATCTACGACTAATTTATCATCTGAAATGAATCCCATTTACTTATCCCTTATTTTATAATGCTGTACCTTGTTTAGCGTGTACTTCTATAGAAGTAACGAAGACTGCACCTGATAAATCACCTTGTATAATAATGTTAGTAGACCTTGACCCACTTCCACCATTATTTCCTGTTACATCAGTATCACCTATCAAAATTGGTTTAGACCTAACTGAAAATGATGTTGTACCAGCTGCAATTTTTACAGTTTGAGCGGTTTGTACATTTGCAAGAGCACCACCGACAGTATACTGATTGAAATCTCCAGTAACACCAGCTTGTTGTGGTATTACACAAACAATTGAGTTCTGAACAGTCACGGTATATGACTCACTATCAACTGGTGAATTTTGTGTTTGACCAATTGTCAATTGAGCCTCTGTAAATTTTTGACCACTATTATTTGGAAAATATGATATTGTCTGAGACTCTAATCCTGAAGAATCAATAAATGCTAATTTTTCAGGTTCGTCTGCACGAGTGACAAGTTTATATCTCAATGATAAAGATTGGTCTTGTACAGGTTCAAGTACGGGCATATTTTCAATTACCGTACCATAAGAATTTGTTCCATTAGGATGTGAAGGATCCCACAAAGCGTAATCGACTTCATCATCAGCTAATGCGAATTTTGTTATATTTAACTGGCCAGTTTGTGCAAGTCTTTCCCTACCTCGTTTGGTGAGAATTGCATCAATAGTCTGGCTAGTATTATTAAGAAATCCCATTTCTTTCTCTCCTATTGTAATTTAGTTTTAACGGATGACTTGTAACCATTTGTAATAAATATTTGTTTTTTGAATTATCAATCATTTTTATATAGTTGTTATGTCTGTTAGATTATCACCTTGTACTGAAATATCTGTTCCATTGTCCGCCTCAGTTTGAACAGATGTTGGTGAAACTATGTTTATTTCTACTGGTAAGGATTCGTCTGGCATTTCACTATTCTTTACTCCACCATAAAATGAACGGAATGTAGATTCAAACTCATCATACCAAGGTTTGATATCAGAAGTTACTAATGATGAAGAATAAACATATGGTTGATTTGTAACTTCATCTAATGAACTACTATAATTCAATATAGTTTTTTGTATACCTCTTTTTAGTGTAGAATCTTGTGCTACTGAACAAGTTGCCTCATAGAAAAATTTTGGTGGTGTACCAACTACCATTGAACCACTATGTTCTGAACCATACAATGTACCATCAAAATCCAATCCTTTTAGTGAACCCAATCTATATGTCCAACTAATGTTTGAACCACTATCCAATACAATTTCATCCTTTGATGAAGTTATATTTACCAATCCATTTACATTTCCTATGTGACCAAAACTACCAGTTCCTCTTGCTAAATCTAATCCAAAGTAATTAGTACTACCAGTAACTGCTCTGTTGAAATCTGTTACCTCTATATTACTTGATAATCCACTTGCACTTGACTCGTATTGTACCATACCATCTGTTTGTGCAGAAATAGATTCTGATATTCTTACTAAATCAGGTAACGAACCAGATATAAAGTGGTGTGAACCACTTACATTTTCATTATACACATCTATACTTTGACTCAAGAACTCATTCTTATCAGTATGCATACTTGATGTTATTTGATTACCATATGCAGTTTTTCTCTCATCAGGAAAATCATCAGTAACATATTCTTGTCTTTGGTTCAAAAATATAGTATCTTCTAAAATAAGTTTTTCTGGTACTGGTGTTAGTGAAGTTTTTACTTTTGACCTCTCTAAAATATTAGGTTCTACCAATACACCTAATGTTGCATTAGCTCGAGCAGGAATCATTTGTCTCAATTGGTCAAATAATGTTTGGTCATAGTAAGTCAATAATCTCAAATAGTCAAAAAAGTTATTTGGACTTGAGTACTTTCTCCAATACCTATCACCTATGTATCTCAATGTTGGATAAAATTCTTTTTCTAAATCTTGTGGGTCACCAATGTAATTATCAAAATCTAAATTAGCAACTGTTGATATTATGTCTTCATTGATAACATCAGTTGGTGCAAAATATACTCCAACCTTATTACTATCCAATGGTGCATAATCTAAAGAACTTTGTTCTCTACTCTCATCAACAGATAAAGGTGGAGCAGTACCACCACCATCAAATGAATCTTTTGGTCTTTGTCTTTCTATTCTAACCTTTACTGCACTTCTACGATTAGGACCGAGATTAGGTGTTTGCATCTGTTGTTTATCCACCACAGATGAAAAGTGTGGTCTATTACCACTTGTGTAATTATGTACACTTGCAGTATAAACTGCAGTTTGACGAGAACTTACATCATTTAGAAACTCATTACCACTCTCGTCTAAATTTTTATCATCATCACCTGATATTCTCAAAATCAATTTATCATAATGTGAATCGGAATCATTACCATTATATGTTTTTGGTGCACGAGTAAAATTATTGAATACACTTTCACTCAATGGTTCTGTCCATAATCTCATCTCCATCATCGAACCACTAAATGGTAAATAAGTCACACTACCAGATTGATATGTTGTGAGTAATGTTGGAGTTCCGTTACCACCAAATTGTAAAAAGTCACTACCAGTCCATGCAGTATTTACACTACCACTTAGAGCACTAACATTACCATCAAAACTAAAACTGACATGCGATGAGTATTGAATTTTTTCTCTACTTGCATCGTATTTTTTGACAAACATATCATATTGTACATCAGATGGTACTGAATCACTTGTGATTGGTGACAAGTATGAACCAGAACCTCTTGTAATCATTACAGAATAAAATTCATTATCATATACTGGCATTATTGATGATGTTACAAAATGATTCTTACCATTGGAATCTTCAAGAAATAATCCAACAGAACCCATATTATCAGAAGAACCATTGTCATTTAGAACTACGAACATTTTATCATTATCAGCCTGTATCAACATTTGATTTGAACTCGATAGTTCTGACCTAAATCTAAATTGTAAGGTTTCAAACTTTCTACTTGATTGGTCATCAATTGGATTTGGAACTTTTATATAAGTACCACCACTTCTCTTGAACTCTAATGCCTTTGTAAACTTACGAGTTATCTCAAAGGTTGGGTCTGCAGTAACATCTCCACCAACTGCTGGGCCACCATATTCTCTGACTCTCAATATTGTACTTGGTATACCATAACAATTCAAAATATATTTCATTGCTCTTGGAGTACCTTTGTACTTCAAAAATAATGGCATATTATTTAGTATTCTATTCCAAATTTCATTTGTAATGTCTTCTTCTGGTGTGAGTGAACTTTGTGCATATTTTCTTTGGTCACCACTACCACTCACATAAGCACCTAATGCTATTTTGTCAAGTTTTACTAAATCTCTACCTTGTTGTAATTTCCAACCAAATGATTTTGCAACTGAAGTAATTAAGTTTTTAGACAATCCTTTGTTTACATCGTCTTCTCTATCATAAGTTTGTGTCAATCCACCAATGTACGCTCTTTCATTATCAAAGAAATGACCAACCATTTTGAATAATTTGACAAATTCTGTATTGTCTATATTTTCTTGTACATATAATGGTAAATTATTATCCAATGAACCAAAGTTATTTGTATCAAATAATGATGCACTTGTAATCTGTTCTGTTAGCCAACTTTGTGCCTGTGAAGTTGAAACTGGTGCAAGAACATATGGGTCGAAATAAGTACCACTACCACCAATTTTTGGCCACGCATTATCGTAAAATTCACCATTTGAACTTGATAGGTAAGAAGAAGATTGTTCATACATATAAGTTTCAAATGGGTCAAAACTATTTAGTACTTCTCTTCGTAATTTTGCCCACTTTTTTATTTCGTCTTTTACTATAGAACCAGTAGCTGGTGTGTTTGCAGCATTTCCTAAATATCCACTACCACTATATGTACCAACTAAAGAAGAACTATAATTTGCATATGTTTCCATCCTTATCAGTTTGTCTCTAAATATTTTTATTCTGTCCTCAACACTTGATAAGTTTATAAAATTTTCAAATTTACTAAAATCAACATTCATAGTAGCCGAATCACTACCACTAATGTATTTATTTTCTATTGCCTCTTGTACAGAAGAACCACTCAACCCAACCACATCATAATAATTTTCAAATTTTGTAGTTCTATCACGAACTGGTGAATCTAATCCCGTACCAAGATTTGGTAATCTCAAAACACTTGTGGGATTGGGTGCATTTATAAATGGATTCAACCTAACTTTTTCTACCATTGGTGAAACAATCTCTTCACATACATAAACATTATCTTGTGGATTTACATCTGTCATAGAATTTAATGTTTTGTATACTACTGAGTATGGATAGTTTGGAACTGTATCTTTGTCCGCTTTAAAATTTGTAGTTAGATAATGTTTACCATTACCAAAGTTCAATATTGTGTTTAGATTATCTTCTTTTGTCATATTGTAACGAGATACCCAATTCAAATGTACTTTTTCAGTTGGTACAACATCATTTGTTTCCCAACCCAATGGTGTTGCCTTTGACTCATAAGTACTCTCCAATCTTATTAGGTCTGGAGTTATTATCTCAGTAATATTTGCTTCAAAATCTGCATATACAGGTGAAGAAGATTCTTCTTTTGAGGTATATTCTATAATGAATTCAAATGAATTGAATTGGTTCACACCAGCAATATTTCTAGCAACCCCACTCATACCTAAAACACCATCGGTGTACGAGTTATCAGGTACAGTAATTGTATTGTTTTCTATATCAACTTCGGTAATTGGTATTTTCATATCACCAAGTGTTGGTGTTGCCACTTGTACACCATCTTCTCTTTCATCCATAATACCAGTAGCAAGTATTGGACCACTAACAAAAGTTGTGTTACCTATTGGTATTGGTTGTCTATGACCATAAAAATAAAGTTGTATATCTCTGTTTATTACCCATGCACTTCCAACTGGAAATTCAACAAAGTAATCACCAAACTCATTTACTTTATTTACTTGAACTAATTTTAATGCCTTTGGAGTTTGTTCTGGATTTACATCACTTGACATTTGACCAAATGTTCTTACAAAAAAGTGGTCATCATTTAGTCTCCAATTCCAACCTCTCCACTCATACTCATTACTTGTGGTTAGTGTACCTCTCTTCATATTTTGTCTACCAAATCTGATAGCACCTAAGATGTAAGAGAAGTACAATCTTCTAGCTCTTCGTACTTCGTTTCTTCTTCTTATCAATTCTCTAAATCTTCTAAATGCATATGCATACCAAGCAGCTGTTGTGGTTGCAAAAAGACCAGCACCTACTGCAGCTAAAGCAAGAAGATTTTTAGGTTGTAGTCTTGGCATATTTTTAGTAGTTGGAATCTTATCTTTACCACCCCATCTTATCTCAAGTTCAGATTTTGCCTCAGGAAATGAGATAGTTGCATCTGTATCGGGTACAAGAAATTTTATCACAAGTGATTGGTCACTTTCTAATGTTTCTGGTGTTAATAAATTATTGAATGTAGCAAGTGGTATAGGTTCTTTAGCATTTGTGATTGCATCATCCGTGATGATATCTTCTATATCTTCAGCATCAAAATCAATTCCAAAATCTTCTGGTTCAGGATCGAATCTGTTTACATTTGCCTCTACTGTTATTTCATCATTTTCATTCAAAACACTTACAGGAACTCTCAACAATCTATTTGGGCCAGCCCAAGACTCGTTAGTCACATCATTACCATTTATAAACCAAGTAAATGTTACGGGTTTTTGTTCTGTTTGTGAACTAAATACACCAACCTCAACATCTATTGTTCCTGCTTCCACATCATCATCTGATATGTACAAATAGTATCGTTTATCGTCACTTCCTTGATTGGTTAGTCTTTGACCATTACCATTACCAACATCTTGATTTCTTATAAATCTTGGATTACCAAACCAAACTCCTCTAAATCCTGATGGTGGGTTTACTGGTGGTTCTTGTGGAGTTTGTGATATATTTGCTCTTGGTTCATAGTGATATAATCCAACATGCACACCACCACCAGCTTTTGTTGCTGACATTTTGAAATCTAATCTAACCTTATCACCATTTTTCAAATAATTAGAAGTCAATGGTTGTATTCTTGAGGATAAACCTAACCATCTTCTTGGGTTAGATGCACCTACTGGATCTTGTGCAGTACCTTGCCAACCATCGTCTGTTTGAAATTGGTCGTTTAGGTTAGGAAATACCATTGCAATATCTCCTTCTGCTCCTTTCCCATCAGTAAAATGTGCGTGATATCCTGAAGTTGAAGTTCCTCTATGTGCACCTCTTGTAAAATAATTAAAACCAGGTGTCCAATTTTGAACTCTTATTGAATTTTTATGTAATGTGTTATCCCACTTATATCTTCTTGATAAAGGTCTTCGTGTTTCTTGTTGTTCAAAGTCACCAAAACTATCATCAATCATAGGTATTTCAACTCTATTCTCACTATTATCTCTTTCGAGTTGTTCAGTTTTTACAACAGATTTTTTCAAAGTTATCATACCACCTTGACTCATCTTTTCATTTAGTGAATCTGTGTCTGATAAAGTAAGTTGTATTTTATTTTCAGATAGATTTGAATTTTCTGTTTGTATAAATCTTGCAGTACCTGTTGTTTGTTTTTCCAATTCTTCAGACCTAGCAGTTCTAACAAAATCTGTTACCTCTTCACCACTTTCAATCTGAAATCCTGTTAGAAATAAATTAGAACCAGCCTGTGGGTCTAAATGTGATATAGAAACCATCATATTACTTGGAGAACCTTTCGTTGATTCTTCAGAACCACGATATGTTTTTGAGATTCTTATGTATCTAAATTTATCATCGGTTTCTAACGCACTATATGTTGTAACATCCACAACTCTTGATGGGTCATTTGAACCATCCATATTACTTATTTCAGTTCTGATTCTGATTTCTCTTCCTAAAACATCATCAGAAACATTATGGTCTTCAAATGGAAATGATGTTTGATTTCCCAATTCATATGCAGCAACATAATAGGAAATTGTAAAAGGCCCATCCGTTAGTGGAGTTTTCAAATCAAATACTTTTTTTATACCATACATCCAAACATAATTGTTTGATGCTGCAATCTGACCAGGTAAGTCTGCCCTTTCTTGTGCAACTCTCATTCTCACTACAGAATTACTTATAGGAGTTTTTCTAAAAATATCAAATCTTGGATTAGTATTACCATCAGGTAAATTCAATAGTTCAGTATCTGCTGGTAAATATGTTAGTTCTACTAATCCGTTGTCTAACTCATAAAGTGCATTTGGATTACTTACATCATCTCCAAAGGCTACTTTTCTTTTGAAAACAGGTCTTATTGGTGCCCAAGGAGTTTCATATGTTAGTTGAAATGTTGGAAATCCATTAAAATTATTTTCTAAAAATTCTGTTTGTGTAAATTTACCAGCACCTTGTGATATACCAAAGTCCTCTAAGAATGTATTGTTTCTTGCTAAATTTACAGTTGGGTCTATAATTTCAGTTTCTATTGTTGGTGATAAAGTTTCCGATTCAGATGGGTCTATTTCTTCTCCAAGATATATTGAATCCCTTACCAACAATCTACCACCTTTGAATTTACTTGTAAAACCTGGATCATCAGGATGTCTATTTGTTAGTCTGAATGTATTATGTTCATCAATATTTGTTCCGTATGTCTCGAATCTACCACCACCAAAATCAGGTTTACCAAGACCCTCATAGTAAACACAAGTGTATCCAAGTAGTCTAAAATCTTCTTTGAATTTATCATCGTTTATAAAGTGTGGTATTATTCGTGCTTCAGTTTGGTTTGGTGAAACTTCGTGAATCATATATGCATAAGGTTTTAGAAATAACTCAAAACTTATTTCTGGTTTTATACCAGCATATATTCTACCATCAACATCTACCCAATAATCTCCATCATATGGAGTATCACTTGAATCAACTAATATGAATTCATCTCTACCACCAGTTGCTCTAAAGAAATACACCTCTACATTATAGTTACCAATAACATAGTCAGCTTCATTCAGTATTCTATGAACATCAACCCTAATTTTTTCTAATCCACCATCAAAAGATGCATCTCCTGTACCATCAGGTTGTATGATATTCATATATGGATTATCTATTTGGTCTAACCAATAATGTTTTACACTCTTTAGAAAATTATCATCCTCATCTTTTATGATGACTTCAATAAAATCATTTTCGTGTGTACCATATGGTGGGTCTACAATTACAGGATCAACAGAATCTACAATTAGTAAATCTTCAATACTATTTGGTATTCTACTATAATGACCTGTTTTTTCGTTATACTCTAATGCCATTAGAATTCCTCAAATTGTCTTGATATAATTAGATTCATTTCGTCCCCACCACGATATTTTGGTTTTGATTTTTTTATGTATGCAAACTGATGAAAATCTTGTGAACGAGGTGCTTCATTTACATCCAAATCACCGACAATTTCTGAATATAATTGTATTCGTCCATCATCACCTTTTAGTGATGTTTGTGTATTTATCTGATAACCTGGATCATCTCCATTACCTAATGGAAAAGTTTTTGCAATCCACTCTGCTACTATTTTTTCATAGTTTTGTCTATATGCTCTTTCATCACGAGTTGTTATTTCTTGATAAAGAGCACTATATTTTAGTTCTTCTGGTGTATATGGCATTTTTACCTCGTAACATCAAATTGAAAATCGTTGTCATATATTTCATTGGTTTCATCAAGTGTACCACTACCACTAACAACTTTATATAATATTCTATACGACCTTTCTGATTGTAATCCATTCAACCAAACATTGAAGTAATGTCCAGTAGAATCTAAACTTAGTTTTGACCCACTACCAAATGGTACAATTACATCTTCAGTTTTTGCATCTCTAATTGAGTAATAAGAAGTTTGTGGTAAATATTTTATATCACTTGCAACAGATGCAGTTGCAAAACTTCTTGCTGGATATCTGTCTCTAGCAGCTACTCTAAATCTTACTTTTGAATTTTCTTTATATTCAGGTCTCAAACCTTTCATATAAAATACTATATCATCAAGTTCGGAAGAACTAAATGCAGATAGTGAACCTGTAGTAAAGGAAGAATCGTCCCATACTAATTCAAGTCTTGGTGAGAATACAGTATTTGTTTGTCGTGAGAAGAAAGAAAAATTACCATAATGTGTAGTGTTACCTTCGGGTTGAGTTGTGTCTTCATTACCAATACTACCACTTCTCTTCAACATAAATCCATCATTGTTTAGAGAACCTGATAACCAATGTTGTACTATGTTGGTAACTTTCATTCTCATATCTTCTGTTTCATTTGTAAATGATTGAGAAGCCTCAACACTACGAGCAACTGAATCTAAATTAGTCACACTACCACTATACCAAGTTCCACCACTTTCGTTACTACCACTTACCCATTGGTCTGCAGTAGTCTCATTAGTTCTGTATCTCCAAGAACATCCATCGGTGGTTGTTGGGTTATCAAATCTTTTACCACTACCCTCTGTCCAAGATTGACTAACAGGATATGCATATAACTCATCCTCACTTGTCAATTCACTTGGATTTGCATCATATAAGTTTAGATAGAAATCAGCGGAAGGTGGAATCAACCCATCTTCTATGGATTGTGATATACTTGTCAAATCAAATTTGATAAGAACTCTCGAAACATTTACAACTGAACCATCATCGTTCATATGTTTTACTACTTCTAAAATCTCGTCCCTACCAGAATTTATACTTGAGGAAGCACCACCTTCATATAAGGTTGAATCTGAATTTGGATATATAAAATAATGCATTTATTACTCCGTTGCCGACTCTATGTCGCCTACAACTCTACCCTCAATATCAGTATTAGGGAATTTTAGTTCAAAAATTGCTGGGTCAAGTGATGGATAAATAACTCCACCTTTTGTTGCTTCATTTATATCGTACAAATTACCACTATATCCAGAGGATGATTCGTACTTGTTTGTAATCACTATCGGTAAATTGTTTGGATTACCATCACTCTTTATCGGTACAATGGCAGCCACACCAGGTACTTTTGAGATAATAGATGAAAGTTCACCAACAATTATAGGTTGATTTATTTGCCACTTGTCTATTTCAAAAAATCTTTTTATTTCTTCTATACACGCCAACACAACTTCGTGTTTATTATAATTTGATAAAGTAAGTACTTGAAATCTAACACCAATATTTATCACATATGCATCTTTTATATTTACTGCATCTGTCATAAGTCTGTATTGTGTCAAATAAGTTCTTATGTTTTGTTTTACTGCCTCATTTGTAGGAATACAATATTTGTTACTATCATATCCAAGAGTATAAAAATTTAGTGCTAATGGATTTTCTTTTTGTGCCAATAAATCACCAAAAGTTATTTCTCCACCAAAATTATCATCTAAATATTGTGCATCTATTTTAGTATCGTATCCAAGTTGTTTTTCACTACCACCTAAAGTTGTATCTTTTGTGATGTATAGTTTTGAAATATTACCATACTTGGTCGGTAGTGATGCAATTCTTGTCATATAATCTTCTTTAGTTACTGCACGACCTTGTGCTTGAAAGTATGCAGCTGCTTCTTTTTTGATTTCATCTATACTTTCACCAGACCTACCACCAGTTGATGGTTGTTTGTTTGATGTAACAAGAGTATTTTTCATATTACTTATTTTTGTTGCATCTAATCCATCTGGAAAATCATCATACTCTACTCTTGTGGGTGAATCTATTGTATTACTTCTAACATTATCTTCTGCACCACCACCATAACTATATCTAATTGTTAGTGTTGTGTTTGCTGGTGCTTGACCATAAGTTTTTGTATTTAGAAAATTGGTTGGGTCAAACGCTATATCCAACTTAGATGTACCACCTGGTAATGATGAACCAACACTATCTGGATTTGGTATTATTTCTTCATCAGGTGAATTTGCAGTACCACCACCAAATCTAATCTCAGTAGTACCATTTGAATTCACATATCGTGTAAATCTTCTTGATGTCTTTAGTAACTTCAACATATAAGGTACATCTGATGCATACACGGAAGTTTCAGTATCAAACTCTGGTGTATTTGGTGCTTCAGTAAAAATAGTATCTTGTGCTAAATAAGGAACTTCATACCAATTGTTTCCATCACTATCTACACACGATATAATTTCTAAAATATTATTTTGTTGTAATGTTACTTTATCATATTTTTTAGGGGACTCAAATGTAAATGTTTCATTTACAACTTCACCACTAACTGCATTTGCTTGTTTTTGTAAAAGATATTTAGTGGCTAATCCTGAACTATCTTGTTCATACATAGTCACACCGATTGGTGACCTTGAACCAGATGCCTGAAAATTTATAGGGTCTGGTACTCTAAATGTTTGTCCACCTTGTGCAGTAACTTGCATTCCAGCTTTTATTCTTGGTGCATAATCGTAATCTGGATTACCTTCTGCATTTGCTGGTATCACGACATAGACATCGAGTTGTGCCTGTGATGGATATGATAGTGATGGTTTGTACCCATATGTTTGTGCAATTTTATAAACCGTTTCTAATTCTTCTGCAAAAGGTAATAAACTTTCTTTGAAAGATAAGTCGGTATAAAAACTCATAACATCACCAACATATGCAGCACTTTCTAAGAACATCATACCAGGTGATGCTTCATTGAAATCATTATATGTATTTGGATAGTATTCTTTTGCAAAATCTATAAGATTTTTACGAAGAGTTGCAAAATCTCTACCATTATATTTTACATTTATATTTCGTTCATCTGCTTTATTTCCACCGTATTTTTGTGGCATTTTATTCTCCGCTACTTACTACTGAAAAAGTTACAGCATCATAAACATCTGGTGATGACACTACTGTAAATTTCAATATACAATTTAGTTGATTTAGATTTCTTTCATCTTGAGAAATATTGAGTTCTAATATTTGAACATATGGTAGATGTGTAGAAATATTTTCTTCTACTTCACTCTTCAAATTTTCAATCGTTTCATCTGATATATTGTCAAATAAAAAATCATATATCCCACTACCAAAATCTGGTTGAAATACTCTCTCACCTTTACGAGTCAATAAAACACTTTCTATATTTACTCGTGCAGCTTGTATTAGAGTAGATGTTCGTTTAAAATATCCTTTGTTTCCCAATCTAACAGGATAATCTAAACCAACAGATTTATCTGGATTTTTATCTATTTGTACATATGTACTCATCTAAGTTTTGCCCTTTTGGGTTTCATTCTAAATCTACCTCTCAACCTCTCACAATTATCTAATGTGGATGGTACTTCTCTACCGTTTGGTAATCTACATACACCAACATATGCTTTTCTTTCACCACTTACACCAACACGAACTCTATTTCTTGGTATACCCGCAGCGTTCTGAAAATTATTATCTCTTTCCCCTCTCGAATAAACCTCAGCTCGTATCTCATCTGGTTTCCTAAGATTGTCACCCTTGACATCATTTGGAAACTGAATTGCTGGTGGTAAATCTTGTTCGTAATTTACTTCCAAAAAAGATGGTGATTTCTTCTTACTACCAAAACTACCATCTATTCCACTAATCCAATCCATAAAAATATCAGCCTCTTCTGTTGCAGTTTTGAGATTGTTTTTCATAATATTCAACCTCAACTTCTTTGGTTGGTCTTTTTGGATTGTATACCTATTTTTGTACCGATATAATCTCTGTACTAAATAATTCTTATTTAGAGCCATTTGGTGCTGACCTCTTCAGATTCATAGCATTCATTACTGCCGAGTAATCCTTAGTCAATGCATTTACTACTTCCTCACCGACCTGTTCTGGATTTACATTCTTTTCTCTCAATGTTTGAGCTGCTAAATGTTGTCTCTGAACTTCTTTACTAGCAGGTACACCAAAACCTTCACCGTATCCCATAAGTTCTGTAGCTCTACTTGAATCAAATGTTCCACCACCCATTGTTGGCCACTCTTCATCACCACTATCTTTTTTACTTAAAGCAACTGTTTCATTCAAGATGTCATTTAGTGATTTATTTTTGGTATATTGTTTTTTAGAAACTGGTTTCTGTTTTTTAGTTTCAGAAATTTGTTTCTTCTTACCATCAATAAATATTTCTTTTAGTAACTTATTCATCTCAAGAGTTACTTCTTCTTTAACTATTTTTCTAATGTATGATGCCAATTGTTTTTTAGTCATAATAAACCTCTATATTCTGTATGATAATAATTATTTATTTTTTGAAAAGGTCGTTTATATTTCTAATGTATCGAACATATTTATACATTTATTTAGATTATCAAACGCGGTTGCTAACTGATTATTGAAATCATCTGTGTTTGCATCAAAATCATTATCTATCTCATCTTCTAAATCATCAGATGCATCACCATCTCCATCACCAGTTGCAACTCTACCTAATTCTTTTAAACTTTCTGTTGGGTCACAAGGTTCACCACCCTCACCTTGATTGAAATCACATTGTGATATAATACCTAATAATATTGCCTGTAAACCTGGTAGTGATTGTTTTAGTTTTGATACATTCTTTTTTACTGACCCAATTATTATACCACCACTTTGTATCAACATATTTAGTGCAATTGCTGTTAACATTGCTCTTACTGCAGGTCCTGTAATTGGATTATTCTTTATAAAGAACAATGCAAGTTTACCTACCTTTATAGCAACTTGTATTATTTTTATTATTGCTAAAATTATAGGAATGTACCTTTGTAATTTTTGTATTATCATCAGAAGTTTTTGTACCTCACGAATCAAATCACAAGCAACACCAGGATCGAACTGAACTCTGTTTGCTAAATTTTGAACTTTTTCAATTAGTTTACCTGTAGCTCTATCAATCTTTTGTGTTAGTTTTACGACTTGTCCCAATATACTTGGTATCTGTGGAAAGTCAATATTTGGCATAGTTAGTTTTGCCAAAAATTCATTTAGAAAATCTAACTCATCATCTTCACCTGCAGTACCAGGAGGACAATAGTGTTTTTCTTCATCTCCTTCTTCTTCCACATCAGAGGAAAGTGTAGATTCTCCGTTGGATGTGTACTTACCAGCTTTTGCATCAGAATCACTAACACTAAATGGTGCCTGATACATTTCACCATTTTCATCAAATGCAGTTCCGTTTATCATAATACCAGGTATGTTTAGTTTCTCTTGGTCTGAAAAAATAAAATAGTTTCTTGCCATAGTTGGTATCAATACACATTCACCAACCGTACAGAAT